GTTCAGTGAAAAAATTGAATAATTATCCTCTTGCCTGGTGGGATGAAGTGACACCTTGGAATTGTATGGATAATACGCTCACTGATGATGCACTAGAATTTGCAAAGGACAAAGGTGCACTGAAAAGTGAAATCACGTTTGGTCCAGGAGACAGCAAGAAAGAGTTGCTTCAAGTCATAACTTTACCAGATTACAAACTCAAAGATCTCCTAAAAGATGGACCATTCAACCGTCAGACACAAAAGGTAGAACTAACACGGCAGAGTGCAAAACCTGTGACTCATAAACATCCTGCACGTCTCATAGAGAAAGAAAGAGAACAGAAAATAGAAGCAAGATTATTTGCAAATGGCGAATTATCTAACAAGCATGCTCTAAGTGTTTACACGACGAAGATGAAAAAGATATTATCCTATTATGACGAACAAATGATGACACCGAGTGATTCCAAAAGAAAAATTGCATTGCATAAAGCTGCACAACACTTACGTCATGAAAAAAATTATTCTATGTTGTTAGATATTGAAGGTCATAATCAATCAATGCAAGAAGGCAACACTCATGAATTATTAGAATTCATGGGGAATATCTATGGTGAAAAGAATTGGGGTTCTCTATCAAACTATTTCGGGGCACTCCTAGTCTACCATTACGATGAATATCTTGATGAAGTAGTAGTCAGCAGGGGACAGCATGGTGGTATTGAAGGATGGATGAACCCTTTATGGACATTGCATACGTTATTAATGATGAAATTATTGAGGACTATGACTGATATTGATGTAAAACAATTAATGGTTTATTCCGATGACGTTGATGCTATATTATATGTGGAGCAAGCAACAGAAAATTCTATTCAAGCATTGTTCTCAAAGATCATGGATCATTGTTATAAATTCGGCATGATTGCAAAGTTTAGCCAGACTACGCTTTCAAAACATCGTGCAACGATGTTAAGACAGCATTATTCTGACGGGATTAGGGCGGATTCTACACTTAAACGTCTAATGTCAGTGAGTGGAGTAAATAATCCAATGATTGTCTCAGAAGAGTTAGAAATTGCTGGTATTTGTTCCTCTGCCGCGTCATCCCTTGAAATGAGTAATCACAGCACGACATGTTGCTACTTGAAAAATTATAAGATTGGCATACTGTTAGCACGATTACCTTACATGCTATTGTCTAAACCTCAGCTCGAGGGAAGTCTATCCTCATTAGAGTTACCAACAAGCTTAGCGAGCTTAATTTACCATGTAAAAGACGACAGTTCTATGTTTGAGGCGGATTCTCTAAAGAGGATAAGCCTTGGGATCAAGAATGACATGTCAAGATATATCAAATTGACAGAAAAATCTATTGATTCATCTTTAAAAATATAGGAATGTCAACACTTTTCCCAGAATCACTTGCGAGAGAGAAATTCATTGATTCACCAGATCGACTACTTTACTTGCAACTTTATGATCCCTTTCTACAAGATCTCTTATTCTTTCTGACGTATTTGCCCTCATCAATTGGAGGCCTCGGTGGAATTTTCCATTTGAACATGATGCTATCAGGTC